TATCTACAGCTTCCTGACTGTTAAACACAGGTACAGCGTTTGATTTGTGAAGTGTCGCAATTCCGAGCACTTTATCACCCGTGTAAACCTTCGGTGATGCCTTTGTGGCATTACCTAAACCGGTATCTAGTGAAGGAATGTGTTTAGTGTCACGACCAGGCGGTACAGACAGTTTATATCCTGTCAGTGTATTGCTGATTTTCGCTTTTATGGGCTTTGTTGATTGGTGTGACTTTAACCACATTTCATATTGTTCACGTTCAGCCTTAGGTTTCAATTTGGGCTTACGCTTAGGAATACGAGTGTACAGTATCATAGACATTTCTCCACATTTTTGTCTATTATAACACACACTTATTGGTTTGTCAAGCACTGTGTTGTTTTGTTACAACACTAACCGGTAAGTACTACTGCCCTACTCTTTTTGTTCTCTTTTTATTATTATTGCGATATTCACTATCACCATAATAACGGTCCTCATTTGCAAGATTTTTCCACAAGTTTTTTGCGGAATCTTGTTTCCTCACCTTTTTCTTTTTCGGTTGTTGAATGTAACCGTATTCATCTTCCTCATAGTCTCCGTTTTGACGAAACTTCGCTACAATTTTGTTCACTTCTTTGCTCCTATGCTTTCAACACTTCAAACGTAATGCCTCTTATCTTAGTTTCCGGCATGTTGTGCATATCATGTTCGGAAACATATGTAATCTCTGCAAGAGGATAACAGAGTTTAATAAGTTTTAATAAGTTACATACTGTACCATCGGCATCATTAAATTTAAAAACTTCATCAATACCTTTGATATTGGACAGTATCTCTTTTCGTTCTTCATAATCTTGGTTAAGCTTAGCAGTCTTCATGTGAACAGCAATATTGGAATGCAAACCAACAACGAGCCAATCTCCCTTGGCTCGGCATTTTTGTAAAAATTGGAGTTCTTTTATAGAAATGGGGTCAAAATCACCTGACGTAACAATGATTTTTTCTTTGGTCATGGAAGTAGTTTGGGGAATGCCTCTTTAACAAACTTATAATCTAAACCTTTTACTCCCAAATCTTTTTGGAAAATACCCAATATGATTTCCACTTCCCGTGGTTCAATAGATTCTAACATTTGGATTAATAGATGTTGTCTTCGTTCTGGTGTTAGTGCTTCGGCAGTTTGGTCACCTTCACGGAACATATACATTCTACGCAATTGTGAATTCAAATTGTCGTATGTGATTCCGGGTAACGTATCTGTCGGTGGTTTAAAGTGTTCTGGTAGTTCTTTAATTTTCCATTTAAAATCAGGATGAAAAGCCATCTCAAAGATATTGACCAATGTTTGGTTCAAGTTCTTTTCTATGACTGCCATTCTCTCTTTTTTTGAAGTACACTTCTCAAAGTCATCAAACACTTCATAAACATTTTTTGTTCTCATTAAAATTCCTCAATAACTTCCATTAAATTCATTAGTTTGTTGGCAATGAAGTATTCTAAAATTTTGCCTTTTGCAGCAGGTTTAGTTTCTTCATAACTATTTATGATTTTTGACTTGATATCATCTGGTATATGTGATAAGTCAATCAACACTTGGTTACGACTAAAACCTGTTTTGGCAGTTTCGTCATCCCAATTGGTGTAATCCTTTTCCATCAATTTTTCGAGTCTACCTTTACTGATAGGTGTTTGTCTCAAATCACGAACGAAACAATCGGATGGAGATAGTACGTTTGGAATACCATCACCTTTATCACCACGAATAATCTTCTCTTTCAATTCTTCCAGTGGTTTCTCCGACACAATGAATTTCTTTTGTGCAGGATTGTATTGTTTGACTTCATACTTACCACCGTTGTAACGTTGTAGTTGTGGAAAGTCACCATCACTGGAAATAATTAGGATGTTTTCGTGTGCAATGTGTCGTGGTACAAGTGTACCAATAATGTCATCAGCTTCTGCACCTTCAACATCAATTACTTTGTATGGGAAGTTTTCTTTGAGTTCTACCTTAAACTTGGCAAGCATATCAAAGATAAGGTGCCAGTCAAGGTCGGATTTCTCACGTGATTTTTTACGACCAGCTTTGTAGAAAGGAAAGAACTCCTTGCGCCAGTACTTACGGTTGTCAGAACATAGTACAACCTCACCGTATTCTTTACGGAAGTTTCTTAGGTGTGTCCTGATGATGTTTAGAATCATGTGTCGGATGAGGTCTTCTTCCAACTTAACACCTTTTTGTCCTGCGATTTGTGCCATCAGACCGGATAGCAATACTTGGTTAAGGTCTACAAGAATCATAATAAACTTTCAATAGTTTCTGTTGTGTTGTGTATTCTAACACATTTCTTTGAAAGAGTCAAGCGCATCTTTTAAAAAAGTTTCGGATGTGGTGGTTTTTCTTGCAACAACACCAAACCAGCCTTCTGGTATTAATGATGAAATGTATTCCCTAGGATCCGACAGGATTGCATCAAAATGGTCCAGGTTAATAATTTTATCTTCTTCTTCGTCATGCTGAAATAATACAATGTGCCATTCAGGTCCAACTGAACCTCCACCTACGGGTGTACCAGGATCTTTATACACATTGCTCTGTATATGTAAATCACATACTTCATTTGGCATAAAAAATAGGGCATCAAAATCTTTAATGTCTTCCAAAAAATTCAACATTGCAATCCTTTAATATGCGATTTTCTAACTCTTACCATAATCCACGAATTATAGAAATCTTCACTCTCCAAAGCACCAAGAACAAATTGTTCCTTTGCTTCAAGGTAACCACATTCACCTCTGGTTTTACAAAGGTAAATTATGTCACGTTGGAAGTTTTCTACTCCATGTAGTATAACATCATTTTGAAGTTCTGTGTTAGAACCGTAGTAAGTTTGCCAATCACTAGCAATTTTGAATTTCTTTTTCTTTCCTTTGACCTGTCTAGTCTTGGATGAGTAAAAGAATTTTTTACCAATATATTTTCTACCATTTGTTAGATTGGTGATAATGTAGACGAATCCATGATTATCACCAATCTTATCTTCGGTAAATTCTTCGTTATTGTATTTCCAGGTCAGTCCCATTTATCATCATTATCGAGTTCATCATCTTCTATATAGTTCGATTCAGATAACTCGTCAATGGGTTCACCACAGAACGGACAAAACTCAGGATATTCTTCTGAGGTCAATTCTTGTACATACTCTACATCATATGAGGATTCGCAGCTTGAACATTCTGCTGTTATTGTTTTTTCCATTTGGATTCCTTATGCGGCCCAAACATCACCCCAATTTCCTGATAGAGCACCCTTAGCGTAATCTGTTGCTCTATTTTCGAAAAAGTTTGTATGTGTTGGTGCGTTAATCATTTCTTCAACCCAAGGTAGTGGATTTTTCTTGACTTTGAAGACTCCTTTTAAACCAAGAGATATCAAACGGCGGTCAGCAATGTAACGAATATATTTCTTAACATCTTCACTTGACAATCCTTCGATTGCACCCATAGAGAATGCCAAGTCGATGAACTTATCTTCTAGTTCGACCATCTTTTCCGCAATCGTGTAAATTCTGGATTTCAAATCATCATTCCAAATCTCTTTGTTTTCTTCTATGTATGTGCGGAATAATTTAATCATGGACTCAGCATGTTGTGTTTCATCAACGATAGACCATGTAACAATTTGTCCCATGCCTTTCATCTTACCCATACGTGGGAAGTTCAACAACATAATGAATGATGAGAACAACTGCATACCCTCGGTGAATGCTGAGAACACAGCAATGTGCGTTGCAGTGTTTTCTTTGGTTGTATTCTGTCCTGAAATGTTTAACACATAATCATGTTTCTCTTTCATCTCCGAATATTCTAAGAATTGATTATAAGTTGACTCAGGCAGTCCCAATGTTTCAATCAAGTGTGAGTATGCAGCAATGTGTAAAGCTTCACGTGCAGCGAATCCTAACAACATCATGCGAATTTCAGGTTGAGGGAAATATGGCAGATAGTTATTCACATAACCACCAGCAACGTCAATATCACCTTGCGTAAAGAAACGAAAGATGTGTGTTAAGAATTGTTTTTCTTCATTTGATAATTTCTTCTTCCAGTCTTTAACATCTTCTGACATTGGAACTTCGGTGTGCAACCAATGTGACTGTTCATGTTTTAACCAAGCATCATATGCCCATGGGTAGTTGAAAGGTTTAAAACTGTTTCTTTCATCCGTGACTCTGGACTCAATCTTCTTAATCATGCTGCGGCCCACTCTTTTAGTTCTGTGACTGTTTTGGATCCTACCAAACGTTTAACTTCAATGTTTTCATCTAACATAACCAACGTTGGTACACCACGTACACCATATTCGATAGCAACATCAGAAAATGCATCAATGTCAATCACCTCAATTGGTATTGATAAATTGGCTTCTTCTAAATTCATTGCCAAACTTTTACATGGTTGGCACCATGATGCTGTAAATCTTAATATTTTCATTTTTATTTCTCCATTAACTTATTTGTAAAATCTAATAATAGTTTATGATGTTCACCATTATGATATAGTCCTCGCATCCAACTGTATGATTTGTACCAATGAGGTTCACTTTCAGGATGACACCCAATTAAACCAATTTTTCCTTGAATGATGGCCATTGGGTCATCATTATTGTATTTTGCAATGATTTCATATTGACCTCCACTAAAAGCACAACCATCATAAAAAAACATTTTCTCATCTTTGCCTTGCCAAATCACCGATAGATTTTTGGCATGTGGTCTTCTTGTATCTGTGTTTGGCCTCTTTATGTATTGCTCCACATCTACATTGTCCAGTAAATCAAAATAATCACGGCCAGCCCAATAAGCACCCATGCAAATTCCCAAATAACGGCCACCATTGTGTACAAAGTCGCATATACGTTTATGATTATTCCTAAAAAGGTAATCGAAACTGTCGCTATCACCCAAACCACCAGGAAAAGCAACAATATCAACACCATCAAAGAAATCATCTTCTAGTTCGTGCTTGGTGAATATTTTAAAATGGTAATGGCCTTCAAGTGCTTTGATAATGCCATTACCAGATTGCACCGAACATTTTGGTTGGTGCAAAAACAATGCAATTGTAGGTTTCAATTAACCCTCGCAAGCTATACAATCGTTACCTTGTGCTACTTGTACCATATCAAGCTCTTTGATAACTTGACGTTCAATTTTCTTGGAGACTTTATCAGCCTTACCAATCTTTTCTGAACGGCAGTAGTAAAG